CATCTATCACAACTGGATTCCAGACAGTTATTGGAGCATTCAGATCAGCAGGTCAATCATTTGCTAGTGTGGGTAAATTCGCAGGAGGTATCAAAGATTCCTTTAGTAAGATAGTAAAACCAATGAAGGATGTCGTCGCGTACATGCGAGGAATTGCGCCTGGTATCTTCAAAGCGTTTGGTGCACTAGGTAAAATCTTTGGTTGGCCACTCACAATCGCTATTGGTTTGTACGAAGGTATTAAAGCATCTCTGAGTAAATTCAAGTCAGGTGATATCATCGGTGGCGTATACGCATTCATGACCGGTGCGATCAATGGTGCAGTATTGAGTTTAGTAGATCTCCTAAAAGACGGTATCTCTTGGATATCAGGTATGTTGGGTTTCGAAAACTTCTCTACTTTCTTGGACAGTTTCTCGTTCTCAGAGATGTTCAGTGAAGTTATGATGAATATGGAGTCGATGATACGTGCTATACCAGACAAAGTCACTTCCATGATCGAAGGTATCAAAGAGTTCTGGAATGGTTTCATGGAGAGCGAAGATCCGATTGGTTACTTGATGGAACCTATCAATCAAATGATTACTGATATCAAGGAGTTTGTCATGGGGTTGATTCCTAGTATGGATGATATCAAGAATATGGCATCTGGTGCATTAGAATCCGTAGGAAATTTCTTCGGATTTGATGGTGACGATGGTGGAACAACCAAACAACAAACTACTCCAAGTACTCAACCATATTCAGAAGTGCCTGTTCTACCTGATACACCTACCGTTGCCGATAAGGAAGAAGAAGTCTTGCAAGTTGTCGATAAACCACAAGTCAAAGAAGAAGTAGAAGTTGTGGTGCAATCCAGAGATGCGGAACGTCTTGCTTATTTAGAAAGGAAACTCGAAAGAGCAGAAGCACGTTTTGAGAAAACAGGTACCGCATCTGCTGCATTGAATATAGACAAGACTCAAGCACAAATTGATAAACTCGAAAGTGTATCTAAACCAGAACCAAAGGTTGAGGTCACCAAGTTATCACCAGAAATTAATGTCGAAAGATCTTCTTCGAGATCAATGAGATCACCTAGAGACAATGGTCTTACCCAGGCACAAAGTGAGAACACTAAGTTAAAATCAGAACAAGGTGCTAATGCAGTATTAGTAAATGCACCGAGTTCTAATTCAGTTACTAATAATAACAACTCAAGTACTGCTGCGATTATGTCACAGAATCAACCGACAGTTGATCAGAACGATAGGACTTATGCTTTATCATAAAAAAGGGGGACTTTCGTCCCCCTAATCTTTAGTCTTCCTGTGCCATCTGCGCAAAGTAAGATAGTGTGTCATCTTCCTCCGCGACAGCACCTACCTTTGGTGCAGGAGCAGAAACGATCTCAGGTTGTGGTGCAGAACGTCCAACGTTCGATTCCGCAGTCTGAGTTAATGCTTCATTACGGATAGTGGTGTTAGCACCTACCGCAGTACCCAATACCAATTCCAGACGTGACTCTAATTCCTGATAGGTTTTAAAGTTAGCAGGATCTACGAACTCACCCAAGTCATACTGTTGATTATAAGTGGCTTCGAGTTTAGTCTCGTCCGACTCATACAATGCAGAAGTGGACTTGAACTCCGACTTATCATAGTTACGGTAACCCGCAACATTACGAATCTTCAGTTCGAAGTCAGCACCATTCCAAAAATCAAATGGGTTGATAGGAGTTTCGCCAGGGAATTGTGGTTGCATCAGATCCATGATTTTGTCAAAGATCTTCTTACCAAACTCATAGTAAAATACTTTACCATTGTTCGATGGGTTTGCAGGATCGTTTACCACAAGGATATTGGACACGTAGTGAAGACGGCGCTTCTGTTTACGTGCAGTTTCTTTGTCATCTTCGATACCCGAGTTCCACAGACGTGAATTCAGTTCGGATACAGGATCCTTCTGACCGATGGTAGTCAACGATTTCTCGATGTACCATTGACCTTGAGGGCCTTTGAATCCGTGATCCCAATATCGTACCCAAGGCATATCTTGACCTTCCATTGCAGGAAGGAAACGGACTACTGCGTAACCATTGCCGTTATCATCAACGGTTGGTTTCCACTTACGTTCGTCATCGTACTTATTGGTTTTGGTGTTAGTACCAGATGCTTCTTGAGCGGCAGATACTAATTTAGAAATGTCGGTAGAACGACTTTTTAGGTTTGCAAAAGACATATGTTTTCTCCAGTATGTTCAGCGTTTTCAGTTTATTTACAGTTTTTTTACACAGCGTATTTTCAATTGTTTCTTGATTGTACCATAGTATTCTAACCTATTTATACACATAAGTCAAGTGTTATTTAAACATCCAGAGAATTAGTTTTCTCTAGGAAGTTCAAATTCATCGCCTCGGTTTCAAGACAATCTATAATTGAAGGCGTCAAGTACTTCTTAACATCTTCAACTTCCATGTTATTCTTCTCGCACATATGAACAATCGAGTCCATATAGTTAAGTCCGGAACTACGTACCGTCCTCTCCACCATCTTCGAGAACCTCTTCTTGTTCATGAAGTTTTCGCTTGTGTTCGTCTCTTCGGTACTCAGATTCGGTACCGTAAATTCTATCGTCATTCTCTTTCATCTCCTCGGTGTATTCACCGATATCTTTATAAAACCATCCCACAACTCTCTTGGGACGACCACTAGGAAAGTATGCAATAGCATGAACGACAGTACCCATCTTACCTTCTCGATGTCTTCCATAACGTGCATCTAACCAGATACTAGAGTCAAGATACCTTTTCAGGTTTCCGAGATATACCTCTAGTGTCTGATACTCATGTCTTTCCTTAGAATCCTTCGACAGTCGTTGTGCCTTCTTGGATCGAAGTTCCACACCTATCTCTTTGACCCACTCGCGAACCTTTCTCCAATGTATCGGACTATCCTCATCCATATCCAACAATAAAGGATGGACAGATTTGGAACCATCGTGACCTCGAGCTTCCCGTGCTTTTGCGAGTCTTTCACTCGCAGCTGCACGTTGCTCTTCGGACATTGGTTTACGTTTGCGTTTTACTACCATGCGTCACACCGATATTCTACAAGGTTTTCGGTACGGAAAGATCTCCAGTCATTGACTTCGGCATCGAACAGAACAACAAGTTCTTCGTTACTCTTACGCTCTTTACCTTCTTCGGGTACTTTGTCTTCTGGAATATGTTCGGGACTTAAAGTACCAATCATATTACGAAGATCACCGTTCACCTTCTTGAATTGTAGGTGGACAAGACCCTGTTTCAAAGCATCAACTATTCCTTGCTTCTTCAATTCGAGCGACTGCTTCTTCATCATCTCCGGTGTTAGTTCGTTCACTGCTTGTTCCATTATCATCTCCTGACCCTGAGGCCTCTTCATGTAGTTGTTTTACCCAATCATCACCTTCATCAAAGTAAACGATTAATCGTTCGTTTGCAATGATAAGATCTTCGATGTTTTTTAACTCACTTTCATCAGCACCATCTTTAATACGTTCTTGGACGTAAATGATGTTATTGACATAAGTGTCTTTCAGAATACGTTTAGTTACTTCAACGTCTTCTTTGAACTGCTTTTCTGTGTAGGACATAACGGGTCTTCTCCTTCAATTTTATTAATTTCTTGTTCATGCATAATTAGCATTCTTCGTGATCTTCTTTGACTCTCTAATCTTTGTTGCGCAGATCTGAGTTTAAGATATCTCATTTGTTTAGACATTATATATCATTTCCTTATCACTGTCAAGTTAAATTTACCACTTTTTTACATTCATTCAATCTACGAATACTCGACATCACTCCATATAGGTCATCCTCATTGTCTACACTAAACGCCAACCAAAATATTAACATCACTCTAAGGAGATACAAACCAAGTTGGTGTCTCGCGTTTTGTCCATTTGGCAAAGTACTTTTTCTCCTGTACGTAGTAGGTACGGTATCCTTCAACCACACTATCCCGCTTACATTCGTCAGGCATACACTGTGGCATCACGGACTCGTGAGCGGTCTGTTTGATTTTGCGAGGTGCGAACCACACAAACCCATTGAGTTTATCGAAGGTCGCG